TCTTCGCCGTAATACTCGCCGTTCACGATCTTCAAATCAAAAATGGCGCTGTCTGTGCGGTTGTCCACATTGTTGAAGTAATCCCACTCTGGGTGGTTTGCAATCATCGTCTCAAGGACGTGACGCTGAATCATCATAAATCCTGTGCCAATGCGCTTCACGCGCATCAAGCCGTTCTTGTCAAACTCCAAGCCACCGTTCTCATCGAGGTAGTAGTCAAGGAAGAACTTGCGGTCCATGCCGCGACGCGGGTAGATGCCAGCCGTGATGTCTTTGTCCAAACTCAAGGCCATGAGGCGGAGCACTGCATCAGCGGTAACCACCACATCAGCATCAATGAACAGAAGCGTGTCTGCGTCGGATTTCAAGAAGTCCGCAACCAAGCAGTTGCGAGCCTTCGTAATAAGGGAGCACCCCGAGAGGTGCGTGAGGTAGAGCTTAACCCCCAACGACTGGACCTGAACGGCCAGATTGGACAAGGCAAAAGCTGAATCAATGTTCAGCTTGCCATCGTAAGCCGGGATCGCAACCATGAGTTTGCGCCCAGCTAGGTTAATGCTCTTCTCTGTATCAGCCATAACTCACTTGCGTTGATGCAATGTTTGTGGACAAACTGTAGATACCGCGTTGGCACAAGATACCTTCGCCGGGAACCAAAAGCTGAAACGGCTGCACGCCAGTCAAAGTGTTCAAACCCATGATCCAGTTGCCGTTGCCAGTGTTGCAATAGTTGCAAACTGTACCTGTAGCAATCGTGCCAGAGTTCAAATCAGTGATGGTAAAAGTGTTTGCATCAACCACAGTAACTGCAAAATTACCTGAAACTGGAGCTACGCCACTAGCGGCGATGTACCCAATACCAATAATGTTGCCAGTAGCCAAACCATGCGCAGTGGAAGTCACAGTTACCGTGTATCCAGAACGACCGTAAGTAGCCGCAACAGGGGCGGTGATGGTGTCAAAAAAATCAATCTGGCCAGCGGTTCCGTTGCCAATGATTGTGCCTTGTTTCATGCGAACGCGGCCTACAACCATCTGCCCAGAGCCTTGAATCTTGGCCGTCCTGACGTCAAATTGCATCGTCATATCAATTCTCCTTAAGCTAAAAAACAGGGGCCGAAGCCCCCGGAGGATTGATTACTGCTGTGATGCAGGTTGTGCTTGGTTGCCGCTCGAATCGCGCACCGCGTAAGTCACGATGATCGTAGCAGCACCAGTGGTCAACGATGTACCAGCCAATGTGTAAGAGATGAATGTGTCGGTAGCACCAACGTTCAGCCAGCCACCGGGGGTAGTTGCGTTTGCACCCAATGCCACGCTACCAACAGAAGTGATAGTACCGGTAGTTGTGAACGCTGTACCGCCGATGCTCAACAAAGCTGTAGTAGCTGCGCTGAATACGGTAGTGGTGACAACTTTGACATCAATGATTTGTGCGCCTGCTGGAACAGCAATGGCGTTGCCAGTCAATGTACCAAATACAACGTCAGCGGACTGAGACACAACGGTGCAGCCTGTATTACGTGTGAGGGCGGCAGTGGTGCCAGTGGTGTTCTTTGTAGTGCCCAACAACCAAGGGCCGAGGTGAGTTGCGAATCCCATGAGAATTTCCTTACATGCGTTGTGATGTACCAATCTGCATGAGGTCAGCCGGACCTGTTTGGCACACCGAAAGATTCCGGTTGCTATGAATATACACGAAATTTATCCGGCGTCAAGCATGGTTTTGTCATATTGCTGGAAAATAATTGTTCATGCGCTACAAAATCCACCGTGTTGACTTAAGCCGTCCAGACACACAGCTGGCGCTTTCTCAACTTCAAAAACAATGCTTACCCTATGATGAACCTGCTTCTACAACATCTGGCTACTGGTGGATTACATATTCTGAGGACAACACTCCGGTTGCTTTTGCTGGTCTTGTTCCCTCCTTGCGTTGGAGTGATTGCGGTTATTTGTGCCGTGCAGGCGTGTTACCGGCTCATCGTGGACAAGGAATACAGAAAAGGCTTATCCGAGTTCGTCTTCAGCAAGCCCGTGCTCTAGGTTGGAATTGGGTGGTTACAGACACGCATGACAACCCGGCATCTTCTAACAGTTTGATCGCCAGAGGGTTCAAGTTGTTTGACCCATCAAAACCTTGGGGCGCAGATAAAACGCTTTATTGGAGACTGAAGCTCTGATGCCTTACAAAGACCCAGCAGTGTTCAAAGCCAAGGCTAAAGAGTACTCGGCAAAGCACTACCAAAAGACAAAAGAAGCGACAAAGAAACGGTCCTCCGAGAGGCGGTCCTCAATGCGCAAGGACTGGAAGGCGTACAAGTCCACGCTGTACTGCACAAAATGTGGGTTTAATCACATAGCCACGTTGGATTTTCACCACATAGACCCCGCTACAAAGACAGCATCCGTAAACGATTTGGTTAGCAACGGCAAATACGCCCTTGCTATGGAAGAAGCCAAGAAGTGCGTTATTCTGTGCGCCAACTGTCACCGTATCCACCACCATGATGAACGGCAAGCAGCCAAAAAAGCAAAGAAAAAAGGGGCCGAAGCCCCTTAGCAAATCACTCTTTGTCGTCGAAGATAAACACTGAAACGTGGATGTCAGATGTTTGTTCGTCAGTTACTTCTTCAAGTTCTGTGTCGGCTTCGTCTTCTTCAAACTCAACAACATGCTCGTAGTCCGCAGCCCAACCGTTTTCTTGCTGGAACTCGATGAACTCACGGATGAGTTCAATTTTGTCAAAGTCAGACGTTTCGATGGTAACTTTTTCGTCGCCGCCCCAAGCGGAGATGTCGATTTCAATTTTGTACATACTAGCTCCTGTGAACCATAAATACAGCAACAGCGCTGTAACGCCATCCTAATGAAGCATTGTGAAGGTTAAAAGACAAAAAAGGGAGCCGAAGCTCCCTTTCGCATCTAAGCAAAAACCTAGATTAGTTAGAGCCAGAGCTGCCCCAGATACCCAGAGCATCAGACCAGCCGAAGCTGTAACGCTCGCGGGCCTTGTAGCGAACGTTGCCTGTGTCGAAGTCACCATCCATAGAATTTTGCAATGGTGTACGAACGAAGTGCTTCAAACCGTTAGGCACGTCTGTGGTCAAGAACCAAGCGTTGTTGTCGGTCAAGAAGTGGTTAATGGTGTAGCCTTCAGGGATAGCACCGTTGTTCTTGATCGCGTTGATGTCGTTGTCAGTTGTACCAACACGGAGGTTAGTTTCCAACAAACGAGTAGCAACGAACTGCAAGGCTGGGGGCACAACCATTTTCTTTGGCTTAGCAGCGATCAACAGACCACGTTCATCAGTCCAAGCGGCGATTTGAATAACGGCGGCTTCCAAAGAAGTCTCGTTCAAGTCAGCTTGCACAGAAGGAGTGTTGCTGTTGGTGCCACCAGAGATCAAAGGATGGTTAACCAAAGTGTTGGAGCTGTTGTAACCAAACAACGAGACGCCGTCACCACCCAAGTAGCTACCGCTGAAACCGTTGTTCAAGACGGAAGCAGCTTTAACTTGCTTGGTGTAAGCCATGGCGCGAGCCAAAGACTTGGTGTAACGAGCAGACAAGCTGTCGTACAAGTTATCTTCCACAGCTTCTTCAGTGATGGAGAAACCGAGGGCGATAGTCTCGTGGTTGTATCGAGTAGACCATGCTTCTTGTGCGTTGTCGTAACGAATGGCTTGGCCTTCGTTCTTAACAGGGGCAGCAGAGAAGCCAGACAACTTAACTTCTTCTTCAAAGCTACGCTCGGAAGTTTCGGTTTCGTAAATCTCTTTGTGCTCTTCGCCGTAGCGTGCATACTCCATGCCGAACAAAGCGTTCAGGCCGGGGAGCAATTCTTTGAGCAGTTGTGCGCGTGAAATAGCCATGGTAATTTACTCCTTAAACACCAGTGGTGTTGTTGTATTGGTGGGCGTTGATCTTCACCAACAACTCGCAGTAAACACCGGGAGCAGTTGCAGTCTGTTCAACGACGTCGATAACGCGCACTGGGATTGTTGCGGTAGTACCAGCACCAGTCAAAGTCACGCCAAAAGCGGAATTGCCGGTAGTAGTAGAACCTGCGTTCAACACCAAAGGAACGTTAGAACCGACATCAGCGCGGCTTGCAGTGCCCATAGTTGTACCAGAGGTAACAACAGCAACGCGGAACAGAGCTTGTTGATCGTCCACAACGTAAGCGTAAGCTGGGTTAGCGGTGGTGGAAGCCAAAGCAGGAATGTACTGACCTTGAACCAATTGGCCCGAAGAGTTAGTGTATTGACCGCCCATGACCACACCGACGATAGTGCCAGCGTTAGTAGAGGTTGATTTGATGAGATAACCAGTAGTGTCGATTTGCACTGTGTCGCCATTAAAAATAGCGGTTGCAAAACCAGCAGCAACTGGAATCAGGCGTGTTGCACCAGCGTATGGCTTGCCGTCGAGAGAATTGACGGGATCAAGACCATAAGGTGCCGAAACGGTAGGAAATGCCATTTGTGACTCCAAAAATTAAGAACCAGAACCGAAAGTAACCTTCGACTTCTTGTCCGAAAACAAGGGCATACGAGGATCACTTTCACGAAGGAAATTGTTGTCCACGGATTCCATTTGAGACTTGTTCTGATTAGCGTAATACGCTGCTCGTTGATCCAAGAACTCGGACGGGATGCGGCAGAGCAACAAACCACCCACCTCAATGTTGCCTTTAAAGCGACCTTCGGTAGTAGCGTGCATCATTAGCTCGGGATATTCTTCTGCTTTGCAGGGTTCGTATCCTTCGCGGAGCTTAGAAGAAATATTTGATGGGTCGGCTGCACCCAAAATACCGGTGCGAATCCAGCGATGAGACCACCCAGAACGGGGATCAGGGCTGGGCAGAGTCTCGGGTAAACGCCACGCCGTTGGGCGGTGCGAAACCGTGCGATCATCTAATTCACGGGCCAGTCGATTTTGTTTAGTAGCGTTTTCCATCATTCACCTCTTTTCAGCAAAGCAACCTGTTTAGCGTATTGTTCAATTGGAACCCCAAGACGGCGAGCTATCGCTGCTTCGGATGCCTTCAACTTAATACGATTAGGCGGGGTGCTACGTGAGGCCGGGGCCACAACAGTAGCGGATTTTGTTGCACGGCGGGGAGTTTCCTCTTCAGCCGGTTCTGACGTCTTTTTGGGAGGCGTTTCGTCATCCTCATAGCTCTGCTCACTTTCAAAGTGCTCAGGGAATCGTTTGCGCATCGTTTTGTCGATGGTACGGAAGTATTCTTCACTCCCGATATAGTCTGAACCATACTCCCGTTGGAGCTTCTTGTCAAGCCCCATAGCAGTCATAGTCATTTCATCGTCTTTACCAAACCAATCGCTATTGTTTTCCAACCAGCGTTGAGTACGGCGAGGAGTCGTAGGTTGTTGTAACTCGGATGGAGGCGGTGCCCATTCTTGTTCTTGAATAGGGCGCATACCTTGTACACGTTCTACCTTTAAAGCAGCACGAGCAATCTGAGCCTGAGCTTCTGCTTGGGCGTCAATGTCACCGTTTTCAATAGCTTCTTTGTAGGCGCGTTTTGCGCTGTTTAGCTCAGTATCTGCGGCGGACTTAGAGGTCTCAATCAGAACTTGGCTTCCTGTAGCAAGCTGCTTTTGAAGACGTTTGTTATCTTCAAGAATCTGTTTGGCGTAGGCTTCAGCAGCCTGACGTTCGCGCAGGGCTTCTTCTTTTGCACGGCGTTCATCGTGGTAGCCACGGGTGAACTTCTTGATACGCGCTTGGACCTTCTCATCGTATGAGCTCAACTCATCTTCTGTTGGGTCTTCAGGAGGTGGCGCAGCTTTACGGCCACGGTCTTCTGCGGGGGTATCGTCTTCGATTTCTACTTCAAACTTAGCGTCTTCAGCAGCAGCTTTTTTAGCTTCCTTTTCATCAGGAAACTCAAAATCGTCTTCAAATTTGTCCATTTCTATCTCCTATTAAGCAACACGGCCAATACCGCGTGGGTCTTCCACAACTGCTTCAACCGAGTCATCATTGATGATGCGGAATTCACGGCCATGAATCTTCAGGCGGGTGCCTGAATTGGGGCGAACGATGACGAAGTCACCTTCCTTGCATGACGGACCGGATGGGAAACGAGTCTCATCTTTATACGCGTCAGGACCAAGTTTCACTACAAACAATACGGAAGTCAGGACTTCTTCATAGTGCATAGCTTGGCTAGATTTGATGATGCCAATTTCACTGTCGGCGTACTTCTCCATAGCCTCGGGGACTACACAAAGTACATGAAAACGCTTGGGTTCAGGCAGTTGCTTCGCCTTATCCTCAACAGGTTTGTTCAACAGACCAGACAGGTCCACTGCACCCGCTAAATTAAGTTCACTCATCAGATTGCTCCATTCGTTGCACAAGGTCTTTGACAATGGTTTCTGCGTGAGTCAGACCTCGGATGACCCCACAGACGTGACGATATTCGTCAAACGTTTTAGCACCTCCTCCGGAGAGGAAGGAATTCTGGTCGCCACGGAGTTTGTCGATCTCCTTGGCGATGTAAGCAAGCACTCGGCTGTTATCCAACTATTACTCCTTTTTGTCGCGTGGTACGCGGTTTTGAGCCATACGGTTTTGTTGCGCTTGTGCGCGTTGCTGTTGCATCTGGGCCTTGGCTTTACCCACGTCCACACCCATGCGCGTAGTCTCTAGTTGCGCTTGATGGTTGAGCTTGTCTTTTGCCACATTTGTGGATGCGTTGACCTGCATGGCAGCGATTTCTTTCTGCACCAAAATACGCGCTTGCTCGATCTGAAGCTGCTGTGCTTTAGCTGCGCTGTCGGCTTGCTGTTTCTGAGCCTTGAGCTGCAACTCTTGCTGCTTGATCTGTAGCTCTTGCATCTGCATCTGGACCACGGGGTCTTGCATCTGTTGCTGAGCTTGCTGTTGTTGAGCCTCGCCTTTGTTCTGCTGAAGAAGCTGTTGCGAAGCCTGAGCCGCCATCATCGCAATGTGGTCGGCTTGCTCGGACGAGAGGTGTTTCTGATTCTCTTCGCTCGGCAAGACCATGCCCATCTTCTCTTCCATCTGCTTGCGGTACTCGAACGCAATGTGCTCGTTTAAGTGAGCCATAGCCGCAGCCATAATCGCCTGAGCTTGTGGGTTCTGCCCAACCAACTGCATGATCTTGGGGTCTTGCATAGCTGCTTGGTGCACCGCAATATGCGCTTGGTGGTTCTGCTCCATGAACGCTTTCACGGGCTTGCCAGTCAACAGGTTCTGGTTCTCCTGCACTGGGTCCGTCGGCATCGCGTCGTCCTCTACTGGCACGAGCTTGCTAGCGTTCTTGATGCCCAACACCTCAATCATCTGACGGTGCAAGAGCGGGAGGTTATACAACTGCGGAGCGCTCTGGGCCAACTGGAGCACGGCCTGATACTGCACAACCTTCTGCGCCATGGTAGCTGCGTTGGGGTCAGACACAGGGATCACGTCAACCATGTCATAGTCGGCGCGTTTAATCGAGCGGCTACCTTCTTCTGGCTCGTAGGCGTAGTCTTCTGGTGTGTAGTCGGCGATGATAACTTTCAAGAGTTTGAATTCTTGCTTCATCGCATAGTGCAAGCGGGCCTGCACAGCCGACATCACTTTAAGCGTACGCTCCAACAAGGCAAGCGTTGTACCCACTGGGGCATTGGCGCTCATGTCGCTCACACTCATATCACCCGAAGACGCAAACGCACGGCCTTCTTGGACGATCTGGTTGAACAAGCTAAACAGAACTTGTGATGGCTCCTTGTATGGGAGTGGCAGGATGTTGTCCCGGATCGAGCCGCTCGGCACGTCCACGTCACGGAACTCACCGGGCTGGATGGGAGTGTCATCACCCTTGATGCGCAAGCCGCGAGACTTCAAACCACCGGGCAAGTTAGACAGCGTACCAGCGTCAACCAATTGACGAACTAGCATCGTAGCGCTCTTGGCGTAGCCGCCAATCAAGTGAATCAGCCCATAGCCGTAGAACCCAAAGCCCGGGATGTACTGATAGTGTACAAAGTGCTGGCGCTTCAGCTTGAGAGGATCATCCTCGTACCAATTCCTACGAATAGCCAAGATTTTGCGTGAGCCCTTCTCGATGGTCACCACGTATGGCAGCGCAATGCCGGTCTCCTCACCATTTTCTTTGTCCTCAAACCCTTCCAAGTCGAGCATGACGTGCATCTCAAGCAGGCGGTAGCGGTCATCCTGAATAGCACTCATGCCATTCTCTTCAGCCTTCTGCTTCTCAATGTCGTCCAACTCAACCACTGGCTCGCCCAGCTCACACTCCATATAGAACCCAGCGTGCTGGAGCTTCTTCAACTCGTTCTCAGTCTTACGCATCACATGCGTGACCCGCTCGGCATCCTCAATATTCGATGCGCCATACGGCACGACGATGTCCTCGGCAGGAATAAACGTAGCTACTTGACGACCTTTCGATGGGTCGAAGTACACCTTCTTGAAGGCAGAGCCTGCCAAGGGCAGAGACCATAGAAGTTTTTCATGCTCGCTGCGGTACTCAGTCATCACCTCGGTGAGCTGATAGTTCATATCCTCTCTAACCCGGGCCGCTGCTTCTTCTCGGAGTACGTCAATAGCTCCAACGATCTGAGTTTTGACAGGACCCATCGCTGGGAACGTCTCCATCATGGACTCCGACTGGAAGCGCACAACCGACTCTGTCAGCATGGGGTGGAATACACCGCAAGCACCTTGCCATGGCTCAGTCCGGTCCTCGTACTTCAAGCCTAGTAACTTAATACCGTCCACGTACGTCTGAATCCAATCGCGTCGGTCGCCAGTGTCTTTGTCAAAATCACCGACTAGCTCTTCCCCCAAAGACTGCAAGTCCTTGTCGTCCATGAACTCTGCAAGGTTGGCATCAAAGTCTTCAGCAGTACCTTCTGCTTCCTCGACATCTTCCATCTCACCGTCGATGGGCTCCAACTCGATGTCAATCTCCAAGTCCGGCATATCGGCCATGTCAGCCAAATCAGACAAGCCCTCGGGCGCTGCGTATAAACCTTTTTCCATGTCGTGTCCTTACACTGTGTAGTACCGCTCTTTATTGCGGCTTCGGAACCATTTGATATCTTCGGGCTCATCTGATGGCAGACGTAAAAACCCCCCCTGACGAAAGCGCATCAGTGCAAGTGTCGTCGCGTCAACCAAGTCATCATGTTCGCCTGATGGGAACGCTGCAATCTCGTCCACTAGCTCTTCAGCCCAACGAGTTTTGGGAACCCAGACTTTCCCAGACGCAATTATGTCCGAGACTGAGTTCAAACGGGCAATTTTGTCTTGCCCCTTACTTGGTGTGTACTCCATCACCGGTATGCCCATCGCTCGTAACTCATAGATGAGGGGTGCACCCGTCGCCTTCTTCTCGATCAACAGACCATCCGGCTCAAACATGTTGTACTCTTTCAATACGTCACGCTTCAAGTCCACCCACTCCACACGCTTCTTATATGTGTTGAGGAGGATGATGTTCTTCGACTGGTCTTTATGGTGGGTAAAGATGCCCCAAGTCGTCCCGGCGGAATAGTCGGCACGCTGATGTTTCTCGAACGCGGTGTCCCACGTCTGGAGGATGTACTCGCACTCAGGAGGCTCATCTTCTTCCCACCACTGCCACCAATCTCGTTTAACAATCGCGCTCTCATTACCCACGGGGTTCTGCTGATACTGTGCCTGCCACTTTGAATTCGGCAATTCTTCTCGGAGCGCTGATAGTTCACCCATGCTCCAGAACTCAGGCCAAAGCGGGTTGCCAGAGGGCAAGATCGCCGGAAACTCAATGACTTCCCAGTCGGTTTCGCCACGTAATGCTGCATTTTTAAGTACCTGCCCAGTCAAATCACGCTGAGCCCAGCGCGTCATCACAATCACAATCGCACCACCGGGCTGCAAACGCTGACGGGGACCTGACGTGTACCATTCATACACCTTGTCATAAACTTCGGGGTTGGTAGCTGCCATCGCAGCCTCTTGTTCTGAGTGCGGGTCGTCAATAATGAGCAAGTCGGCACCCTTACCGGTCACTGCACCGCCCACACCAATCGCAAAATAGTCACCACCCTTGGATGTGTTCCACCGACCAGCCGCTTTTGAGTCACTTTGCAGCCCAAGTTCGGGAAAAATGTCGTGATACTGCTCGGTATCTACCAAGTTACGCACTTTTCGACCAAAACCCACCGCCAATTCAGCGGTGTGGGACGTCTGAATCACTTTTTTGCCCGGAAATTTGCCCAAAAACCACGCAGGGAGCAGGTATGAAGCGAATTCTGACTTCGTATGGCGGGGCGGCATGTTGATAATCAGCCGTTTGCACTCCCCACGTGCCACTCTCTCGAACGCTTCGGCCATCCGCTTGTGATGCCGACCAGCAATGAAGCTCGGCCAGACCCTCTCCACGAACTTAATGAACTTTTCCTGCATCAACTCCCGACTCTTGAGCTCTTCGAGCTTGGCAAGCTGAGCCTCCAACACCCGTTGGTCCGACTCCGACAGACTCGGAAGGACTTTGAGCACGTCCGCTAGGGACATTTTGGATACGTCGAGGTTCATTTGTTTTGTTACGGGAATTTACTCAGTGGTTGAATCTGTTGGAGGTTCTTCCGTATCTGTATCAATCAACTTTTCCTCTTCAAACTCCCCTTCGTCTATTGCGCCCAGATGCGCATCCAGATCGTCGAACGGAATCACATCCGTAATCTCTGCGTTCATCAAGCGTTTCACGCGTTCTTTAATAGAATTTTCTAGGGAGGTGGAGCTTGTGTGGTGCACAGTAATTTCTGAGCGCTCGGTAAAAAGTCCGATATCGCTGTGCTTGCCAAGTAGCTCTAACGCTTTGAGCTCCAGCTTTGGGTCTCCGCAGTCGGCGAGCGCTACGAGTTTGTTTGTTACGAAATTGCGGGCTTGCTGCACATCGGCAAATACTTGGAAGTCACATTCCTTAACCGCAACTGCGAGAACCTTTGCCATGCCTGATTTTGAAACCGTTGTGGGCACGTTGGGTTTTGTCTTTCCTGTAGCTAGCGCAGCGGCAGCTTGGAAGTCTTTGGCGTCGTAGTCGAGCATCCCGCCGAGCCGCTCAACAAAATCTACGGTGTTTGCGGCAATAGCAATGCTATCCGCATGAGTCTTCGGTTGCTCATCGGACAGGTCAAAGGGCAGAGGCTTGTCTGCGCTAGGCTGAATTTCTATCATGTATCTTTTGCACCGGGTTAACGGGAATGGTTGCGAAGAGAGGAGTCGCACCTCTGACCTCTGGGATATGAGCCCAGCGCTCTTCTACTGAGCTACCTCGCGGGCCGACTATACAACAAAAATATATAGGGGTGGGGGGTATAGAAAAAGAAAAGCACCGGGGGTATTTTTGGAAAACGAACGCCGAGTTTGAAAAATGAGTATTGTTTGTGCAGAACCCAGTGTATGGGACCCCACCTCCCCTTTGCCTCAAATCTGGGTGGTCGGGTGGTAGTGGGTGCCAGAGAATCACGAAATGAAAACCCATGGCCCCGTGAAAGTATCGGCGGATCGTGTCGGCGAGGCTAACAATTGTTAGATCAAATTGGAAACGAAAGTTTACGTAGGGAAACCACCTAGAAATAAACCGAACATAAGGGCGAAATATTTGTGGTGAGGGTTACTTTGTGATACAATTACATCCATGGACAAGAAAGAATATCTCTTTCCCCATACTTTCAAAGGTAGAACTGAAATGACTAACGCAATCAACGTGACAACACCTAGCGCAAATATCCTGAACCTGACCAAAGCCCGTGAGGGTTACGTTAAGGGTATCAAGAAAACGGGGGACGTGCTTAGAACTTACGCCGACGCAATGTGCCAAGCGTTCAACCTGACCGACACCGCGGGCAATGTAACGACACCATGGTTTGAACTCAAAGGCAAACTGGCAAAGGGTATTCAGGATGAACGCAAAGCGTTCGTGACTGACCTCGAATCAGGCGGTTTCACAAAGGCCACGGCTTACGTTTATTGGGGCCGCGTGGCCGAAGCGTCAGGCAAAATGAAAAGCGTCACAAAGGTGTCGGGCGGTTCGGTTGATATTGACGCGAAAACCCTCGCCGAACTCACCACAATAATCAACCGCATTTTCAAGCACGAGGAAACTGAGGGCGTGGATGATAGCAAGGCAAGTCAGGCCAAGCGTCACCTCATGGATGCGTATTCTATGTTAGGCGGTGACGTAATGAGTTTGGGTTGATACTAAAAACCTAACAATTGTTAGGTTTTCTAGCCCTTTGAGTATTTCGGTACTTAAAGGGCTTTTTTGCGTTTACTCTTAGGTACTCAATTTGGGTTTTCCGCATACCAGTTCCCCCGTACTGTCGCAGTCGTAGCGGGGGCGCGGCGGTGTTACGTTTTTTTGTTACGTTTTCAGGGGTTGTTATGATTTTACAATGTCAAAACGTTACGTAACAATGTAGGTTTTATGCGGGTTACAGCGTATTGTTATAATGTAACGTGTTTTTTGCATATTGAGTTTGGCGGAAAGAGGCATCGCGCAAGACAGCAAGCGCAATTTGTATCACACAACTTTTAGACGCGGCTCTTTCTCTCTCTATTTTTACGTTACAATATAACAATACATTAAAAAATCTTCTGTAACCCGCATGAATACTGCATTTCTATTGTTACGTTCTTTTGTTACACATAACATTTTTCCCATTACAAGATAACATAACAAACCCTCAAAAACATAACACCGCCTCGCATTGCATATCACAAAGTTACAAACACACAGGCCACCAACAGGCCACCCAAACGCTTGACATACATATAACATTGTGTTACAATATAGTCATTGGCAGGACAAAAGCCAATATTGGAAACGTAACAACGTCAAGACAAACCAAACCTAACAAATGTTAGATAACGTAACAAAGGAATACACAATGCGACCCAAACCCAATGACCAACTCACAGACACAATAATTTACGTGCTCGGCCTGATCGCTGTGCTCGTTGTTTGGATGACGTTATGAGCCAGTGGAAAGAATGTATCGACTGCGGTGATGAGTTCCCCGAGGAGCGATGGGCACTTGGATACAGGTGTTGCCTCTTTTGTGGCGAAGACCGAGCGACAGTAGAGCGTGCGTCATGGTGCGTTGTTATGGAATACGGCAAGGGTAACTACCAATTCGTTACAGCTGCTTCAGCACGAGCAACACTCATCAACACTAACCAAAAGCAACAAAGGGGATAAACATGGGTAAGTTCAGAGACGCGGCCCTTATGTTGGCCGATGACGGGATGGTTGACTGGGAGACGATTGCCCGACGCGCTATCGGCTACATGAGCGAGGCCGAGGTGCAAGACCTGCTTGAGTCCGAGGGGTTCATCGAGGATGAAGACGAGGAGGATGCCGAGTACGGCGACTTTGAGAAGGGAGCCTAACAATGTTAGAGAAACCCAAGAGGTACGTGATGGTGCGCATGGACGATGAGAAGTTATTTGTGATACAGCGGGCGATGTTCCACGAGTTCAACTGCCTCGGCGGGGCGTTCTACGGGGCAGTGATTGTTACCGAGAGTGACGAGCTGCTGACCCTGATGCGGTTCAAGGAATTAACGATGGACGAGGAAACATAACAATGTTAGTCAACAAAGAGAAATTCAAATTCAAGGTAACAGTAAACAACGCAGGGGAAATACTGACGTTCTACACCACAACGACAAGCATCAACAACGCCAAGCGCAACGCGATATACCAACTCGCCGACAAGCTCGGACGAAACCCGCAAGGCTTGATGATGCAGTTACGAGACAGGGCAACGGTTGCCTTGGCAGGTGTGTGAGTGGGGTGGAGGATAAAGACTGGTGCATCGTGAGATGGCGAGATGGTGACTTGCTGGTGTACCGCCGAGGCCAATGGGAAGCGCAGGGGAAACACTACCCGCACAAGTGGGAGTACGTAGCCGAGGGGCTTACGCACAAGAAGGCAATGGAATTCAAGAAACTTTTTAAGGAGTAAATCATGGGATACGCAACAGTAATGAGAGTGCCACGTATACGCACGTATGCGGAAGCGCTTAAAAAGTATAGCAACACCAAGCCCATTCGTGGGAGGGACGGCGACCCCGTGCCGTTGGGTGAGCGCAGACATGTGGACACGTACAGCATACGCAAAAACGTATGGACAGACACCATCGAGCTGGTGCTCTACCGCACCCCAGTGATTAAGTTCAAAACCGATGATGAAGTGGTGGTCGGCTTCGGTCAGTGGTCGAGTGCGTCTACGTGCCAATTCATAAGCCGAGTGCTTGGGGTAAGTACCAACCGAGTCAAGGGGCAGGTGGTAATGCACTTGCATGATGACACCAAGGCGATGATCGCCGACCACGAGGAACTGGCATTGGTCAGGGGGACGAACGGCGCATGGGTGCCCAAAGTCAAGCAAACGCTCTACGACTACCGAGTTGACCGCAAGGGGGCTAACAATGTTAGGAAGCAGGTGAGTGAGTTTAGAAAATATCTAAACGGCGTAATCAAACTCAAGGCCGAGGAGGTTGAAGGTATGTGGGGGCGTGAGCCATTCAATGTGGTGCGTGCAACGTATGGGGAACTGATCGAGGTGTTCGGTGCAGAAGAAGGTAGCGACAGAGATGGATTCCGACCCAACGCGACTGAATGGGCGAAGCTAACCGACAAGCCACCTACATTTTTTGCGGGCGATACCAAAGCAGACGCATGGACGAACTACCGCGAGAAGACCAATAAGTTCTTCGACCTAATCAAGAACGACCAATGCGACAACACGCGCCATCAAAACTATTGGATTGCGTTCAACATTCTGATGGTGCAGGACCAGAGTTTGTACTGGCGCACTGATGCGAGTTATTCCTTGACACTGGGTGTGCAGTCGTTCGACAACTTATTGAATGAGATTCTGATGAAGATGTTCGCCGACAAGGTATTCAAACGAGTGGCACTGCCCGAGGGTAAGGTGCCGACACAGAAGTACGCCGACTATGTAATGACTGAGGAGAATTGATATGTTTGGACTGTGGGCCTAACAATGTTAGGTAAGCAGAAGACGAAGCCACCGAAGGAGTTGGTGGCGAACTACAACGAGTGGGTGAAGCTACAAAACAGGATGGGTCAAACCATACTTGAACTGATGCGACACCCTGACTCTACGCTCGAACAACTGTGGGCCGCGCGATTGACGTACGCCGACAACTACAACGAGTTCAACGATATGCGTAAGCAGTTACGTGCAATGTATTGGGATGGAAGCTGGTACACAGAGAGGTACCCGTGGAACCAATGACGAGTGTAAAGGACTTGACATTGTCAAGAGATTGTGATACAATATAGTCATTGGCGGATAAATACCGCCCGTCAGCAAAGACCTAACAATGTTAGGCACAACGAAGTAAACGAAACAAACGAAGGAAATGAAAATGTCAGAAGTTAAATTTGGTAAGACCATCACATTGAAGCAAGCCGCGAACCTGATTCGCACCAACCCAACAACACGGTTCA